TTATTATTATTATTATTATTATTATTATTATTATTATTATTATTATTATTATTATTATTATTATTATTATTGATTTTTGGAGTATTTGGAACTTTATTATTATTAGTGTTAGTTAATTTGATTGGATTTGGTTCGGAATTATTCGAGATATTATTATTAGATTTAAGATTTTTTAATTCTTTATTTTTTTTCATTTTTTGTATTTGTTGTTGTAAATCTTCAGCAGAAATAATGAAGGTAGGTATATTATTTTTAAAATTATTATCGGTATTTGATTTTTGGGATTTATTGTCCATTGGAGGAGGTGGAGGTGGTGCCAAAGGAATATCATTAGATCTTGAATAATGAGTAATATTAGTTTTAGGAATTGGATGAGGGTTAATTTCGGGAGCTGGATTTATATCAGCAATTAAATCAAAAATGGAATTATTCATGTTAATTTCCTTATTAAATTTAATTTGTTTTGCGGAATAATTAATCCAATATATGTTATCATCAGCGAGGATTTCGGATAATTCAAAGATGATTGAAAAACTGGAATTTTTGGTTAATGGAAATTTTGATGAAGTAATTAATTCGTTATTTTCGGTAAACCATTTTGTTCCAGTAGTATTAATTATAAAAGTGGCTGGATAATTTTCTGCAGAAAAATAGCTACTTATCGTTTGGACATTTAAATCGAAAATTTTTTTGATAAGTAAATTTATTTTAATATCGAGATTATCAATAAATTCCAAAAATTTTTTTTCAAATTTATTCGATATAACCATTTTAATATAACCTGTTTCTCTTTTGACTATTTTAACATTTTTCAAATAGAACCAAAATTTTTGAAGTGGTCGTGGAACGTCAATATTATATATATTAATTGCTTGATAACCAATTGATACTTTAATTGGTTCATCGTATATTAGGACGTCAGGAATATTCGCATGATGGTTTGTAATATATTGATCCATTTTTATTATTATAGTATATATATTATTATTTTAATTGTTTTATTATCAAATTTTTTTAATAATATTTTTATGTCTTTTTTTATCGTATTATGGTTTTGAAAAGTGACGCATTTTTAGATAAAATCACAATAAGGTTTTTATTTAATTTGGATTAAATAAAAATTGAAAATTTTGTATATTAGAATTACAAAATAGTTTTATACATTTGTTGTGGTGTAATTGATGGACATTTCCAGTTAAAGAAGTTACAATAAGAGTATCCACTTCCTTTAACTATCTTACTATAATTATCAAATAATACATTATTATTCTCCATAGTATCATTACAATAAAATATATCTAATCCCTCGTTATATGCATTCATAATAGCGGATTTAAATATGAATAAAGGTAGAGTTATATTTGATGTGTAGGTATGCATAAATGCTGCTTTAACTTCAGTAGCTGGATTAGAATCTTTTGGCGGTATATGATATGATAATTTATAATAACTGTAAAAATCGACAACCAAATTATCCTTATCTAAAATTACATAACTTGAAATTGAATTTGAATCATTACTAAAAGTTTTAATAAATTGTTCCAAAGTATATTTTTGATAAAAATTATATTTATCTTGATATGAATTTAATATTTCAAAAGCATCTTCGTAATGTTTTTCGGTCATTTTAACAACGTAATTATCCGGAACATATTTTACAGAAAAAGCAGTTAAACCTTCTTTTAGCGTAACATTATCATCTAATTTAATAAATCCAGATTGGTATAATTTTCTATAATTTAACGGTCTATAATAATGTTCAATTTTACAAAAAGGAGTTGGTATATATTTTTCGGTAGCAAAAAATCCAGCTTTAATTTCTTGATTTGTCATTCTTCTTACAAATTCCTTAATAAATAGGGGTGTTATATTTTTATTTCGTAATTTTGGATGAATAACAAGATAATTAACATCGGCAAGTAATGTTTCTTTGTTAAAGATTTGATAATTTTTTGTGGAACTAAATAATATACCGGCAAGTTTTTTGTTATTTTTGACTCTTAAAACTAATATTGTTGATGGAGCTTGTGATAATAGCCAATTAAAATAATCATCATTAAATAAAAGTGAAAATTTTTTATTAATATTACTAATATAATATTTATTGAAAAATTCTGTAACTAAATTTATATCGTTTTTTTCTAGAGTACACCATTCATAAAATTCAGAAAGTTTAACTTCATTATTTGAAGAAAATTTTTCAATAATATCATTATTAATTATATTTGATGTTGGTATTATTTCATTTATATTTGGAACTGGCATAGTTTTCCAAAATTTATAGTCCCAATTTAAAGCTTCTTCTTTATTGGTCGGATGAGTTTTGAGATTATTAAAAATCAAATTTTTATCCATAATTATAAATATTATACATTTATTATCTTTAAATAATATTCTATAAATTTATTTTTAATTTATCTCAACAATCCAACGAAAAGATGTTTCTGGATTAATAAAATATTTATCATATAAATTGACAAAATCTGACAAAGTGAATCTGTTGTAAATATCTGATAAAATATCTTCGATATTCATTATACCGAAAAATTTAAAAATTTTATTCAGATTACGTTGTACATTTTCATTAAAAGTTTTGTCAGAAGCGTTCAAATCATCCATTAAAGCATTTTTAATCGATGAGAAAGATTTTTTTGAGAAATTACTTAATTTATTTCTCTGATTTTTAACAAATTGGTCAATTTTATTGGTTAGATATTGAGAATCTTTCTTTTCAGATTGAATAACAAATCTATATGTAATAATATTATGATCATCGAATATTAAACTTTCACTTGAACATTTAATAATATAGGCTAATTGTTCTTTTAGTCTAAAATGTTCATAAAAATTATTGAACATAATAGAATTCAAAATAGAACTAAATACGGTAACCAAGCCCCATTCATTTATGTTTGATGGGTTTAATTCTATTAATTTATAAAAAATGGCCGAAGCCGAATTAAATTCATTTTTATTCTCAGATTTATATTTAATTATTTCTTCTGATTTATCTCTTGTACAAATATAACTGATTGGTTCTTTAAAATCATTATTATATGTTGATAATAGTTTAAATTTATTTGCATAAAATATTGCTTGATTTTTTGTGACATTACCTTCAATAAAAATTTTTGGTATCTTAATTTCAAAAACGACATTTTTATTTTTAATAATATCACCCAAATTTAAATTATTAATGGTATTAATTAAATCTTTTGTATCAAAAGATTTTTTGTTAATATATTTTAACAATTTTGATTTTGTCATTATATATGGTTGTACATAAATATTATTTTTTAAATTTTTCGTTACAACTATTTTAATTCGATCTAGAATATTATTGTCTAATTTATCATCACAATATAAAATCTTATCTATACAAAGATCAATTATTGTACCAATACAATTAATAGGACCAACAATAATAATATTTAGAGATATATTTTCAACATATATATTTACGGAATAATTACTGGAATTACATTCATACAAATCCGGAATCATTATGTCAAGTATACAATTGATATATAATATGAAACTCGAATAAAGTTCAATTGAATCTTTAATTTTTGGTATTTTTATTCTTACTGTTAAAAATGTGTATAAAGTTTTGTAATCTAAAGTAAAATAATACCATAAATCAAATGATGTGAATTCCTTTATTAGTATGGGATATTTTGGTGTTTTTTCGATATTAATAATATCAAAATTTTTGCATATATATTTATTTGGTTTTGGTAATTGAATATTATATTTATTATATTTAATATCACTAATTCCAAAATCAGACAGTGAATTTTTGAAATCATATTCGCAATTATAAAATTTGCTTCTTAGAGGTAATTTGTTTTCATATGTTTTTGAACTAATAATTGTCATTGAATTATCAAATTTTAAATAACTAAAAATATTCTTAATCAACTCTAAAACTTTTTCAGAATATGATTTTAGTAAATTATCAGAAATTAGTAAGGTTTTCACATTTATCTCACAAGATTGTTTGTTATATGGATTGACATTTTTTGTTAAAAATTTTGTGGCCAAATCAATTACGAAACTTTGTGGATCTTCATTATCTTTATTCATAAAGAATTCATCATTTAAATATTTTCTTTGTTCATATAAAGCTTGTATTAAATTTTTATTTTTATTAATATTTTTGATTTGATTAATGTAATAATATAATGATTCTAAAATTATTTCAATTTGACTATTCATATTTGCATTATATAATAATTCAATTCCTATATAATACAAATTTATGTATTGTAATTGTCTTACTATGCCAGCTGATAATGTTTTCATATTAATTTTTTTTTTTAAATAATCATAAAGAGAATTATTACTTTTGTTGTTGAATAGAAATGAAATAAAATTATAAATATCATATTCTCCATCTAAATCATATCTATTTGGTATTTGCCAGATTATATATATTGTTGTAATATTTTCTATTGGTACTAGTTTAACTATCTTGGGTAAATCAAAAGGGTAAATATTTGAATCATTATTATTCGAATTATTTATCTCTGCATATTTTTTATTTATTTTAATTTTAATAAATATTTTTTCTGAAATATCTAGAATTTTTTTTGTTGATTCATTAGACATGACTACTAAATACATTTTTTCTGGAAGATAATGGCTATAATAAAATTTTTTGACAATATCTCTAATATCGGGAATATTTAATGTTTCAATAGAACCAGTGTCGAAATTATAATATGGATTATCTTTTCTCGCCATTTCTTTTATAATATTATGTAATCTCCAATAATCATCATTAATATTCTTTTTATGTTCTGAATCAACAATATCTATTTCCTTCATTAAAAGCGATTTTTTGAATAAAGGGTTTATAAAAAGATTACCAAATATATCTAAAACTTTTTCAAAACCTGATATATGACAAGAGATGAAATAACACGAAAAAAAATCACCTGTAAATGCATTATTGTAACCATTATATTTTGTTAATATATTATTTAATAATTTTTCATCTGGATATTTTTTACTTCCTAAAAATAATAAATGTTCTAAAAAATGTGCTAATCCACAATATGGTGCATCATCTAGGCTACCAACAGCAACCGCCAATGCAGCGGTAGATGTTGTCGTGTCAGGATCTGAAATAGCCAATACATTTATACCATTTTCTAATTGTTTGTATTCATATATGCGTTTATCATTTATGGGTTTGTATATGTTATTTTCCAAAATTATTGACATAAAAATAAATTATATTATATATATATATTATAATTTTTAGATATGAATAATATCGATTTTCCAGTATTTGATGATAATGAAACATGTGCACAATACATAAAAAGATTGGAATTATATGAAATTAATAAGAATAAGAATAAATATGGAATTATACTAAATTTTTTGAATGATTGTATGAATAATTATAATAGAAAATACAAATCAATTACTGAATTTAAAAATATTTCATATAAATACATATATTATAATCAAAAAAAATTTAATATTATAATGGATAAATATGTTAATTTGATAGTATCTGTATTTAAAATTAATTTACAAGAATTCGAAAATACTAATTTTTTGTTGTTTTTGAAGAGAATTTTGTTAGAAATAAATTACAATTTAGTTTCAAAAACAATTAATAATGAAATATATTATTCAATTATTATGAAAAAATCTAAATATTTTTCTGATAAGGATTAACTTTTCAAAAAAATAAAATCAAAAATATTAAGACAAAAATTTTATAAAACCAAAAGACGAATTAAAAATATATTTTTAACTAAACTAATTAATAAAAATAATATGTATATATATATATATATTATGAGTAGAGAGAATGATTATATTAATGAAATCAATAGATTAATAAAAAAATTAGACAAGGAATCTATTAAACCAAATATAGAGGGGAATAATTTGTTATTATACATTTCTGAAAAGTGCAAAAATGTTGAGGTAATTAGATATTTAATAGAGGAAAAAAGACTAGATACAAATCATGTTGATATTAATGGAAATAATTGTTTTTTATTGGCATGTTACGGAAATGAAAATTTGGATGTTATTAAATATTTTATTGAAGATTTAAAATTTAATTTGAAATATAAAAATTATTTTGGTGATAAATGTTTATCAATTGCTTGTTTTCAAAATAAAAATTTATCTATAATTAGATATTTAATTGAAGAACAAAAAATGGATCCATTTTATAAAAATAATATTGGTAATAACTGTTTGTCAATTGCATGTTTCAATAATAAAAATTTGGATGTTATTAGATATTTAATTGAAAAATTAAAAATGGATCCCAATACTAAAAATATTAACAATAACAATTGTTTAATTCTTGCATGTAGTAATAATAATAAATTAGATGTTATTAAATATTTAATAGAAGTTCAAAAAATTAATATTAATTATAAAAATAATGACAATGATAATTGTCTCTTAGCTGCATGTTGTCAAAATGGAAATTTGGACATAATTAGATATTTGATTGAAGAACAAGGAATGAGTTTGGATACACAGAATAAATATGGAATGAATTGTTTATTATTAGCTTGTTACAGTAATAAAAACTTGGACGTAGTTAGATATTTGATTGAAGTGCAGAAGATGGATCCAAAACAAAAGAATAAGAATGAGGAAAATTGTTTATTTTTAGCATGTAGTAATCCAAATCTCCAAATTCTCAAATATTTAATCGAAGTGGTTAAAATGAATATAAATCAGGTAGATAAAAATGGTGATAATTGTTTGTTATTGGCATGTCGTAGTAATCCAAATATTAATGTTGTAAGATATCTGATAGAAGAATGTAAAATGGATGTGAATATTAAAAATAAAATAGGAAATTGTTTGGCAGTTGCATGTTATGGAAATCCAAATTTGGAATTAATAAAATATTTAATAGAGAATGTTAAATTAAATCCAAATGATAAAAATAAAAGTGGTAACAATTGTTTATTTTCGGCTTGTTATAGCAATCCAAATATAAATGTAATTAAATATTTGGTTGAAGATGTGAAAATGAATGAAAGTCAAAAAAATAATAACGGAGATACACCTTTATTACTTGCTTGTTATAACAATCGCAATATTGCAATAATAAAATATCTAATAGAGGAATGTGAAGTGAATGTACATCATAAAAATTCAAAAGGAGATAATTGTTTATCTATGGCATGCTATCAAAATGACATAGAAATAATTAAATATTTACTAGAAGAAAAAAAAGTGAAAATAGATCATGTAAAACCAATGTATTCCTCACAAACAAAAAGATATTTGATTTCCAAAAATATTAAATTATTAAAATAATATTTTCATGCGGAATTAATTCATATATATTATGTTTATCATATAATATACATATGTCTAAAATAATTGGATTTCATGGAAATCAAATATGTGAACGTGGTGTAGGAATAGTACTGTATGATTATGCTTATTTTAATGAAAAAATATTAAAAAATAAAAGTATAATATTTTATAATAGAAATTATAATAATGACAAAGAAGTTATTAAAAAATTCGAAAAGGAATTTAAATGTTATGCATATAATGAATTTTCAGAAATAGATAATATAATAAAAGAAGAAAATATAGGATATTTTTATAATATTAAATATGGTGATAGGAAGGATGGACAACTAGTTACTAATTGTATTAATCTGATACATGCAGTTTTTGTTGTGGATCCTCATGGAGAAAAGTATGCAACAGTATCAAAAACATTAGCAGATAAATACAATAATATTGTTGATTATGTTCCTCATATGATAAACTTACCAAAACATAATGATAATATGAGAGAGGAGCTAAAACTCCCAACAAATGCAATAATATTGGGAAGATACGGTGGATATTATAGTTTTGATCTCCCATTTGTTCATGACACAATTAAACTTTTTTTGGAGCGTGATGAAAATGTATATTTTATATTTGTAAATACTAAAGTTTTTTATAGTCATCCCAGAATAATATATTTATCTAAAATAATAGATTTATATCAGAAAGTAAAATTTATTAATACTTGTGATGCAATGATTCATGGTAGAGAAATAGGTGAAACTTTTGGTTTATCAGTTGGGGAATTTTCATATTTAAATAAACCAATTATTACAAATAAATCAGAACATATGAATGCTCATATTGAAATTTTGGAGGATCGAGCTATAATATATAATAATCAAGATGAATTAATGGAAATCTTATTAAATATAAGAAAAAAAATAAGATCGAGAAATGATTGGAATGCATATGATGACTACACTCCCGATAAAGTGATGCAACAATTTAAGAAGGTTTATTTAGAATAAAAAAACAAAAATTGGAACATCATATATAATATTTTGAATTTGTTCATTTTATAATATGTAACATATTCCGCAAAATTTTGAGACTTTGTTAATCATTAAAATAATATAAATTTTAATTTAACTAAAATATAATAAATTAAAATTTCAACATAATATTTTCATGCGGAATTAATTCATATATTATGTCTATTATAATATATATATGTCCAAAATAATTGGATTTCATGAGAATCAATTATGTGAACGTGGTACAACAATAGCATTATATGATTATGCTTATTTTAATGAAAAATTATTAAAAAATAAGAGTATAATATTTTATAATAGAAATGGAGACAATAATAAAGAAGTTATTAAAAAATTTGAAAAGAAATTTAAATGTTATGCATATAATAAATTTTCGGAAATAGATAATATAATAAAAGAAGAAAATATAGAATATTTTTATAATATTAAATATGGTGATAGAAAAGATGGACAAATAGTAACTAATTGTATTAATTTGATACATGCAGTTTTTGTTGTAGATCCTCATGGAGAAAGATATGCAACAGTATCAAAGACATTAGCAGATAAATATTATAATATTGTTGACTACATTCCTCATATGATAAACTTACCAAAACATAACGATAATATGAGGAAAGAGTTAAAACTTCCTAAAAATGCAATCGTACTAGGAAGACATGGTGGATATGATAGTTTTGATGTTTTATTTGTTTATAATACAATTAAACTTTTTTTGGAAAGTAACAAAAATATATATTTTATATTTGTAAACACTAAAGTTTTTTATGATCATCCTAGAATAATATATTTACCTAAAATAATAGATTTATATCAAAAAGTTAAATTTATTAATACTTGTGATGAAATGATTCATGCTAGTAAATTCGGTGAAACGTTTGGTTTAGCTGTTGCCGAATTTTCATATTTGAATAAACCAATTATAACAAATAAATCAAAACATACAAATACTCATATTGAAATTTTGGGTAATAAAGCCATAATATATAATAATCAAGATGAATTAATGAAAATATTACTGAATATAAAAGAAATAATAAAATCGAGAAATGATTGGAACGCATATCATGATTATACTCCTGATAAAGTAATGAAACAATTCAAAAAGGTTTATTTAGAATAAAAATAAAATTCAAAATATCAGATCATAATATTTTGAATTTATTCATTTCAAAATATGCGACATATTCTGCAAATTCTCTAGATTTTGTTCTAAAATTAAAAAATTCCTCGTATAATGCTTTTTTCTTATTTACTGATTCAATAATATTGAAATTAATGTATATAGGCCATATTGGATCAATTGATTGTAATAATATTAGTGTATGACTACTAAAACTAAAATACTTTAAAGGTGTAACTGCTAATTTAATTAAATTAATTAAAAATGTGTTATGATCATCATTAATTACATTATGAATAATACATGATCCATCATAATCAATATATTTGTATTTAGATCTGACATAATCATTATTAATCCATTTTTCTTTATTAATATCGTAATATTCAACATATGATAAACTAATAGATAATGAATCGTTAATATTTCTATTTTTGATATTATCATATCTTGTTAATGAGTCTCTAATCCATACTCGATGATCTTTTAAAATATTAATCATTTTAATTGTAATATCGTAGTCATTGTCATATTTAAAATTATTATACCAAATATTCATAATAATTTTTGGATAGGCAATTAATTTTTTTATAATAAAATCAAGTTTAATACTTATATTATCTTTGAAATTATAAAAAAGTGACACTAATGACATTAATTTAACTGGATTTTTTTCATTAACAATATTTACAATTAAATCATCAATTAATTTGTTAAATTCTGTCATTGATAAAGATTTAGAAATAATCATTTTTTTTATTTTAACTAAATCATTCAAAAATATTTTAATAAATTTTTCTATTTTAAAAAGATATTTTAATTGTATTGATTGAACAAATGAATAATCACTAGATTTATTTGTTTTATTTTCTAAGTTTAAAGTTTTATCAAGAATTAATTGATCAATACTTTGCAAATTATTAATGTCTTTTAAATCATTAATATTCGAATTTAGAAAAATACCAATTGTTTTATTCATATATTTGTATATTGCTAAGGTTAACATATTAGTATAATTTATTTGTAAATTTTTGATATGTGATATTAAATTATCCCAATCACCAACCAATTTAGTATTTTTATTATCAGAACAAATTAATTCAATAAAATTAATATCTTTATGATTTATTAAAAAATTATTTTTATTTATATTTTTGATATTCTCAGTTGGTAAAACATTAGCGTGAACAAAAATTTTACTCGATTCTTTTCCCATTGATCTCGGAAATAATAGTGTTAATTCATATTTTTTTATACTATTAATTAAGCTTTGGTGACTTGAATATTTGAATATTTTAGTGTCAGCTATATCATAATATTTTAAAATATTATCAATGAAAGTTTTTTTGTCCTCATCATATATATCATCAATTTTGTTGATAACAAGTGCTAATTCGATATAATTATCCAATATATTTTCCTTTTCGATTAATGTTTTTAGATTCTTAAATCTCTTGGAATGTTCAGTAATATTATTTAAATAATTTGGTGATGTAACATACAATATTAGATTAGCATATTGAATATTATTTTTGATTTCATCAATACAATCAGTTTTCCAGCCAGGAAAATCATAAATTATTATATTATCAAGATCATGATACATTGGAACGGAAGTTTCATCTAAACATCTAATGATTTGTTTAGATTCTTTATCTAATATTTCTTCATTCCATTTCCCAAGATTGTTTGTAATTGATATCAAATTTTCAATCATTCCAGATTTATTAATTTCATAGATTTCAGATATATTAATTTTATTTTCTTTTGGAACAGAACTAACGATACCACAACATAATGAATTTAGGATACTTGATTTTCCACAATTAGGTTCGCCAACAAGAAAAATTGTATATTTTTTCATTATTATATTTTTAATAAATTAAATATATATTCTATAATCATGACAAAATGTTAAATATTCAATTTTATTTTATTAACAAAAAAATTGATTTAATTATATTATGATAAATAAACAAATACATATATACACATATTTATAAACTAATATATATTATGACACAAGCAGCAAGTCCATTTAATAAATTAACAGAAGAAGAAATTGATAAATGTATCGAGACACTAGATAATCCTAAAACAGAAACAGATATCGATATTACAGCAGAGGATTTAAGTGAAATAAAATTTACAGATAATCAAAAAATACAACAAGATTTTTTGAATGTTTTTGATCTCAAAGAAAATAAAGATGAAAATATTAACAGAAACGAAAAATTAAACGCAATGGCAAAAGAAATTGCGAAATTATCAAGTGATAAAAGAAATGAATTATTAAGAAATTTGGCAAAATTAAGCAGAATAAATCCTAGTGAAAAAGAATTTTCAACAATGAATGATAACAAAAAACAGTTTTTGAAAAAAAAATTTCATGAAAGGAAAATGCAATTAAAATTACAAAGATCTAGTCGAATCTGTAAGGACAATGTGTTGGAAAAATGTAAAGAAGAGATTAATAAGGAATCTGAAAAACCAAATCAGGAGGATAATCAACAGGAAAATTCCGAAAAAGAAAAAAACAAAAAAAAAAATAGAAAAAAGAGAGGAAAAAACAAAAATTAGTTATTTTTTTTATGTCAAATAAATTAATATAAATTTATTAATAATTATCTTAATAAATTTACTAATTTTAATTAAAATTAATTTAGTAATATCTTGGTCTAATAGTATTAATTGGTTGTATTATTGTTGAGATTGTTCCAACATGTTGATTTAATTTGTTTGTTATATTTGTTAGTGTATCATATACTTCTTTTCTAAATCTTTCGAATTCTTCCATATCACAATGTTTAGTTGAATTTGTAGAATTTGTTGAATTTTTTGTATTTGCCGTTTCAGCTGTATTTGCCGTATTTGCCGTATTTGCTGTATTTACCGTATTTGCTGTATTCGCCGTTTTTGCTGTATTATCGGTTTTTCCAGTATTAACAGTATTGTCACTATTTTCGGAATTGACTGTTTGATTACTTTCAACCGATTCGTTATCAGTTGATTCTTCTGGTTTTTCAAAACTTTCAGATTCATTTTCTGGTTCTGGTTCTGGTTCTGGTTCCGAATTTTTAGATTTTACATCATAAGAGACACTATCAACATCTTTAAATTCATACTTATTTTTATCGTCACCATCTTCCTTGACAAGTTTATGAACATCAAGAGAAGTTTCATCATGTTTAGAATAAGAACGATCCTCACTAGCATTTTCATCACACGATTTGGTTTGATTGTCATAATCATTATCATTGAGTCGGTGTAAATTTATAGAATTATTAGAGTTTTTATCGTAAGAATTTGGAGACAATTTGGCAACTGTGAGTTTAAGCTGTTCAATTTCATCTCTTAAAACTCTTGTTTTATTATCAGTATGTCTTGCTTGTTCGTCAATATTTTTAATGATTTTCATTATTTTACCAATATCAGATTTAACGTCAAGTAGGGCATCATTAAGAGCTTGATAATCTTGCATATATTTATTAGAGTATGAAGATTCATCGTCTTCTTTAGATCTACGTTTATTTTTAGTACGCCTTGAATGTTTTCCATGTTTAGATCTTTTCCTTTTATCATTATCATTGCTATCGTGATCATTAACATTCTTATCATTTGAATATTCGCTTGCTTCACAATCAACTTTTTCATTATTAATGGTTTTATTTAATTCTTTGGAAATATTATCAGTCGAGCTTGATTCTACTTCACATAAATTAATATCCTTGTCGACCAAATATGAATCTGGAGATTCATTAACTAATGTTTTTTCATTATTAGCCATTATATATAGTATATAAATAAAAAAAAAATACAAAAAACACAATTTTTTAAGAATTTTTGAAAATATTAAACATATAATTTTTAATTATAAATTTATTCGCTCCTATATTTTCTATTACAAAAATTTCATTAAAATTTCTCCAATTAGCTGAAGTTCCCCATAATGAAATTCCCTTTACAATCCCTTTAACACTAATTAAAATTTGAGTATTATTTAATGGTTGTGATGATCCAATAATATTAAGATATTGTAATTTGTAAACTCCATGTTTTGTAAATTTCAATAACCAATTAATATTACCTTTAAATTCCTCACCGTTTAAAGTACATATAACATCGTTATGAAATAAAGGTAAAACATCTTGTAAAGAATTATTTGAAATTTTTGTGTAATAATATTTACAAAAATCTTCTGCAATTTTTGAATATAATAAACTAATATTAATATTATTTGAAGTCCCAAAATTTACGTCAAACATTAATAAATCTATATATTAATATTATTATATATATATATATTTATATTCTTTTGACGAATGAGTGGTTACAATCGCAATAACTTAATGGATAACTCTTATTATTAATTAATGAATGACTTTTGCAACATTTAAAATCATGAAATCTATTTGAGGGAATATGAAGATTATTTTTTGTCCAATTTTTGCACAACATTTTCCCACATTTAAAACACCAATCGCATCCACATCCTTTACCATCGTATGTCAAACCATTATAGCCACATATAACATATACTGTATTACTAGATGCGCTATGTTCATGGTAACAATGAGGACATAATTTAGTTAGTAATTTTTTTAATACAATATCAGAAGATAATAAAGAATATTTTGATTTAGAATTAGAATTATAATTAGCAACACGCGTAAATGTTTTAATTTGTGCAGGATCATTTGTCAAATTAATTAATTTATGTAAAAGAAGATAAATTTCAGCATTATTTTTACACTCAATTAATTCATTTATGTATTTAATAACTGTCAGATTATCAAACACATTATGATATTTTTTCCCATCAATAATACTCAGAATAAAGTTATATTTTGTAGAATCTAACTTATGTTTGTTCAAAAAATGTAATGCATCCTCTTTAGTTTTACAACCCAAAATTAAATGTTTAAAATTATTATAAAAAATTTCAAGATCATTATCAGACTCTGAATTGTTAATATGTTCATTACTCATCATATCATGTAATATGTCGAAATTTTTAAATAAATTATTAAATTAAAAATTGAAATTTCAATATTTCTAATAATTAAAAAATA